TACCTGCTTTAATCTGTTTATCAAACTTATCCATAAACAGCTTTAACACTTGTCCTTGATTCCATGCCGCTAGCCTTTCAGCTTCATCAGTTAACCCTGCGCTTTCAAACTTGTTTAGCAAGTCACCACGTACAGAAATAATAAACTCCTGTATTAATGGGTCGTTAAGTAGCTGCTCTGCACGGTGAGCTTTTTGTACTGTGTTTTTTAATTCTGTTTCAGTCATTATACAACGCTCCCTGGTACATCAGTATTATATTTTAGCTCTTTCTCTGTTAGGTCTAGCGCTACATCCTCACTCTGTTTAGCGCTTTTTTGCCCTGCTGTGATATTGAACTGCCTAGCATCTTCTTGTAGCTTGGCAATGCCTAACGCTGCATTTTTATCATCTGCCTGTGCTTTAGACTGAGCCTTAATAACTTCCACTTCTGACAATGCTTGTAACTGAGTTATCTGGTCAGCCTGCATCTTCTGAGCTTCTTGGAGCTGAACAACCATCTTGTTAAGTATTTCATTTTCAGCTTTAAGCGTTTCGTTAGGCTCGCTTGGATCGTTAAAGAATTCATTAACCCGCGGGAATCCTGCCCCCTCAACCATTCTACCTAGAGTATTGTATGCTTTAGACTCATCAGAAAGTGTTGAGCCTTGCTGTATTTGCGACTGCTGCAAAGCGTAGATACCCTGCAATACTTCTAATGATTTCTCATTATCGCCAGCACCTAAACCAACGTTAGATTGTACATAGTGGCTATACTTCCACCCTTTAGGGTTAACAGTTAATGCTTTACCTAACACTCTGAATTCTGTCTCGGTGTTTTGATAGCGCGATACCAACCAAGCGATGCCCTCGTATAACTTTCTAAATCCAGTCTCACCATAGTTACGGGCGATTAACTCAATCTTAGCGTCTGACGAATCCTTAACACCTGTGAATCGTGTTGCTGTCTCTTGGTTTAACTTGTCAGCATCTAAGCCTTGATTAGCCATTAGTGAGCCAGTTGCTTGTGCTCTGGTGCTGTCTACATATTGAATTACTTGAAGCGCTTGTTGCCCGATGTATGGAATTGATAGTGGGAACACCGCATTACCTGGCATTACCTGCGTATCTTCATCCATGCGAATAATACCGTTAGTGCGTACCGTTAGCATATCGTCCAAATCAACGTCAGGATGCACAACATTACGTGGATTGTTCACCATGTAAATATTGTCATTCATGCCACGTTGCAAGGCTGTTTTCTGTAATTGATACGGGTATGTTATTTCTGCACGACTGCGACCAATAGCTTTATGAGGCATCAAGATTGCTGATAATGAAGCGTAAGGCACATGGTTAAAGTATTCGTTAACTAATACCTTATTACCGGACATCATTACATGCCTACGCTCTGCTATACCATCACCATCAAAATCAATCTTCACATATAGATCAGATATTTCTACGTTTTGAGATGCCCAGTCATTGATAGTTGTATCGTGATTAGCCCCACCTTGGTCACGGTTACGTACAGCGTCAATATTAGAGTTACGATTGTCTTTTTCATCTACCGTTGATAGTTGATCAATAAGCTCACGTTTAAACCCCTCGCTCAATAACTCGCCACGAGTCTTACGCACTTTATCGCCAACAAGTTCAGCATCATCGATTGAGTTAGCATTGCGGGTAATTAGGAATGACTCAGGCGGGATATTAAGAATGCAAACCTTTTGACGCTCGGTTGTTACTCTAAACTTGATATTGAATGTAGCGTTTTCAGGTGGCACTTCACCAATGATTTCTGATTCTTCTTGCTCGGCTACTTCAACTTTTACTTTATCAACCTTTGAACCTTTTAAGCTCTCGATTATCTGGCTGATTTCTTCCGCGTCAACGCCCTCATACTCAACTACTTCAACTTCTTTCTGTTCGTCAATGAAATACTTAACTACGCCATTCTTTTGAATCTCTGCGTCTTTAAGCCAGTTGTGAATGATATTAAAGCTTTCAGGTTGACTACGTACAATCCAGTTGATGTATTTAGTCTTTTCCTCCGCTTCTTGTATTTCAATTTCACTTTCAGTATTAGGCTGGAATGTAACAACATCACCTGAACCCAGAAAGATACGTGCCAACGATGGCATGTCAGCTTCAATAACGTCAGCTATGTCAGTTGATACTACGCTTGATTGATTGGGTATTGATGAGAACTCACCAGTCTTTTCACCAAGATAAGCTGATAGGTATTTAGTGTTCTCTTTTGAGAATTCACCATTGTAAGTTGCCGCGTCTTCTTCTGCCTGTGACAGTAACGCGATTAATTCTGATTCTGTCATTTTATTCTGCATTAAAAGACGCTCTATTGGTGGTAGGGAATAGTTTAATTTATTTTAGCATAGTTAATTATATTTAGACAATTACTGTATTTTAGAGTCAGCTACCCTTTTTTCTCCCTTGATAGGCACTGTATTTTACAGGCTTAAATCAAGTTAACTTAGAGGATTTTAACCAATTTAGTCAAAACGTATATCTAAATTAAATGCACGAATGCAGGATACTAAATAGTTCTCCCTGCCGATTACTCAGCCACTCCGTAAAGAGTCAGATTCCCGTTTCAGGTATCAAGGTGCGTGGTTGTGAAAGGGGACACAGTGCCGCGACTAATTATACGGTTGATTGATGAGCTAATCACACTTAAGGTTTTTACAAGATACCAATGAACTTGGCTGAATAGGCAAACGCGAGGCAATAAAAAAGGCTTAGTATAATACTGGTCGAAATGGCTAACTTAATAACCACAGTATTATTCTAAACCTTCTTCGCTGACTTAGTTTCGACGCTAAACAACAAGGCAATAATAGCGCGTATTGAAATAAAAGTAAAATACTTTATAAATAACACAATAAGGTGTTGACGATACCACAATAGTGCGTTAATATTACTACATCAACAACGCAACGGGGTATACGAAATGACTAACTACAACGTAACAGTAAAGATGACAGACGCATTCACAGGCGAAGCAGTAGAAAGAACGATTGATAAAACAAATGCTATGAACATGAAAGCGGATGGCTTCTTCATGGGCACTGAACAAGAACAACGCGTTAACTTAGAAGAATGGATTAATGACAGAGCAAACGAACAACACGAAACGTTTTTAGACTTAGTTAGCTGGGAATTTCACTAAGCCCTTCGGGGTTTATTTTAAAGGGTAATATAATGGATATACGCGAAACAGTTAAAGATTTAATGTATGAATTAAACATGGCTATTGATGAAATTAATACCATGCGTGACATTCATAATACCGACACCTTGCAGCCTGCCGACCACTGGGATAAAGAAACGCTACATGATGCACAAATAGCATCAAGGGATTTTGTCGAGGATGGATCAACAGCATTAACCGATAAAATACAAACCCACCACAACGGCAATATAAGCGCCTACGCTAAAACATTGGGCGTTAGGTATGACCAAGTGAGTAGATGGCTTAAACGTGACTGCATGGTGATTGATGGCAAGGTTTATTGTGCGGTATCTAAACAAGTTAAGGAGAGTAAGTGATGCTTGAATACATATTATTAAGTTACATAGTAATGATGCTGTGGTGTTTTAAATGGTGCGTATGTGATTATGAAGAGGCTAAATTCTGCATTAAAGCGTGGATGATAGCTCCGTTGTCATTCCCTTATTCGCTAGTTGCATTATTTGTGAGGTGGTAACGTGAAAAAGTTAAGATATTTTAAATGCGCAGAGTCTGGCGAATCAATAGAAAGACTTGCTAAGGATGATATGAAAACAGTTGAATGTGAGTGTGGAGGCTTGGCTAGTCGTCAACTATCCGCACCTCGTTCATTTGGCAACACTACTGGGAAGAGTCCATCAAGTAGTTATGTTAGACCACGTTAGACCGTCCATAGTTTAACGCTTTTCTGGCTTTCTTTAATGGTGGTGTAAACATTATCATCATTATTGTATCAGCCATACCTGGTGAATCTATACCTTGCCCCTTCATTTCCTGCTTGTTCATTATTTGTTGCATACCGTTAGAATTATTCTTTCTTGGTATTCTACACAGCTCAGAACGTAAAGCAGGGATTGACTCTATCCCGTCACTATCAAAGCTTATCATTTCATCAGGATCAACATACTCACCTTTAACTACAGCTCTATACGTGTTGTAGCATCTATCAGCTAAAGCAATGTAATACTGCGCCCTGTTATTCTTGAACACCTCGGCATTAGTTAGGTTAGTATTTTTATCGCCATACCCTTTCTGGTAAACCTTATCTGCACCATCTTGCCCTTTACCTGACAATGAACCTTTGAACATTTGATATGAAGTCTTTGTTCCATCTAGGTTGTTAGCTACTTGACGCTTTAACCCTGCGCCCATACCGTCACCATCCCATATAAACCAGTCAGCCTTATGCTCTCTAGCTAAGTTAGTAGCCCAATCACAACCAACATCAATTTCGCCTGAGTTCTTTTCGAGTATATGTTGGACGATTGAACCATGACGCATTGCATAGCCTTTGTTATCGTTACCGGTATCACTTGGATCGTGTGCCGCCACCCTTACACCCAACGGCTTAAATACTTCTTTCAGCTTATCCGTTTTATGTGCATCAATACAGGCATCAAACCATTCAGCTTTAATGATTGAATCTTCAACCTCATCATTGAATTTACCCTCCCATATCCAATCGTATTTAGCCCTAGATAAGTTCCTGTAATCCCATTGACGTAATGTTTCTTGCTCATCATTCCACCACGGATTGTCACGCCAGTTAACTACTATGATTAAATGTAAGTCGTCCTCATAGTAACCATGTTTTTCTAACTCTTTTAGGTAAGGAACTATAAACCGTTGACTAAATGGATCGGCACTGGATTGTGGGTTAGCACTTAACCAACATTCTGCACCTGGGTTACGTAATATTGTAGGAAGGAGTTTATCAATACTGGCTTGGCTCATTGTCTGAGCCTCTTCAAACCATGAATACTTATAGCCCTGTGCTGATTGTATTGAATTAGGGTTACGTGATGCACCTTTGTAAGATGTAACAGCCCCCTCTGGTGATATGATGCGCTTCTCTTGTACATTCCATCCATCAAGCTTTAAGCGTTCGTTAATCGAACCCTCAAATACACGATGAACTGAATCAGCTATAGAGTCTTGGAATTCACGCAAACAATAAACATCCGCTTTCTCTGTTGCCATTTTAAAAGTTAAAGCGTCACCAATACCGATAGACTTACCTGAACCACGGCCACCGATAGCTATCTTTAATTGTTTAGGTTTAACTATAAAAGGTTCAAGGCATTTATTAATTTTCAACAGTGGCATTCACAAACTCCACTGTCCATTTGCTATCAGACTTAAATGTTTCACCCTCGGCATTCTTTAATTCAATTGATTTTTCATCAGGTAGGTATTTTTTAAGGAGCGCTAATCTATGTGATACCGCACTATTAATACGTGTAACATCAACGGCTTCCATTGGTGTTGCCACGTCCTCTAGTTTTTCAATGTTTTTAATGATTTGGCGTATCTTGTTGTTCTCACTAAGATAGCGCCTTAATTCGTCTTTATTTATCTCTCTCCGCTTGTTAGCAGAAGTGGTTGATTTAGCCCTTTTCTTAACAGGCTTTTTAGTTTCTTCTGTCATGGTATCGAGTCCTTGTAGGTTATTCGACATAAATTAAGGGTTATCACTAACCCGTTCAATTTATCTTACTTTTAATAATGTAATTATGTTTGCGCCTGCATCAATTACCTTTAATGTCGTTGATGGTAACTCGATCACACCATCGTCAACACCGACAAACGCGCCATCTTTTAGCGTTACAAATTCTGTTGATGGCCTCCACTGCAATTTAAGTGGTCCTGACACGGAAAAACTGTAAACACCTTGTGAAACCGCTTCTTCCTCATTGTTTGCAATATCCATTTTATTTTCCTTTATCTATAAAGTGGGCGTACCAGTGAGTACACCCCATTTAATTCACTTAAAGCTCTCGCTAAAGAGCATCACGATTACTCTGTTGGAATGTCCGCAAAGTCTTCTGCTGTGCCACCCACCAGTACGCCATTAGTAATGTTACCCTTGTCATCTCCTAC